ATTATTTTCTAACCAAACAGAAGGATTTGATTGAAAAACTACATCTTTTACATCAGTAGTAATGATGTAACGATATTGACCTTTGAAATTTTTGAGTAGGTACCAAAGGTGTAAGAACCTTTCGACCATGATTGAGAAATCTTCCCTGTATTCAAAACGCTTTTCTTTATCGTTTTTCTTAAAGGCAAAGATTGTATAACCTCTTTTTGTTAATTCATCTGCAACATCATAACTGATATTGTAACAAATCATGGCCTTTGTTCCTTCAAACCCTGACCTGTCTAATGAATTAACCCACGGTTCAATTTTGTCGAAACTGTAACCCGTAATAAAACCAATCACCATATCTTTCATAACAACTCCAATAATTATTTTTTACTTTTATAATCCTTAAATGATTTCAGACCTTGACCCGGCGTATCATTCTTATATGTATTCACTAACGTATCTGTAGCATCATTACCTGCACCAGAAGGTGGTAAAATATCAGGATGTGGACTTTTCTTTTGTTCTGTCAAACTCTTTTTTCGATTTGACACAACTCTAATAACTGCTTCTAACATTTTATCCTCTAGTCAAGGTAAGAATCTTTTGTATCTGTGCTTCAAGAATTGGTTTACGATTCGGCCAATTGATGTATGGTTTATCAGCGGTCTTTAACAAATTAGTTAAGAACGGCATAATAATCTTTTCCACTTGTAGAAGTCTTGCCTTGTATTCTTCTACTGTTTCATCTTTCTCAGCAATGACCGCATTATATTCTTCTTCAGATACCGCAGAGAAACCAAAATCATTGTCTCCATACTCTGCTAGAATTTTATTTATATCATATGCCATCACTTACTCCAGTTTTTCTGTGCAGTAAAATTAAGGTGACTAAACTCAAGTCTGTCTACCAATTTAACTGCATTACCTGATAACTTATCAACTGCAACAAAACCTTCTGGATTTGTCACTTTGAAACCGTCTTCAGTTTGTACGAATGTACTTGTAACTTGTTTCATCTGTTGCAACTTTTTGATAATCATACTTTTGGCATCAACCATGCCGTTCTGTATATCAAATATGTTTTTCAAATCATTTGCAGCACCACGGAGAGTACGCATGACCTCATTCTTAATCATTGTCTTTTCTCTCTTTGTCTTCTCCATCTTCGCATCAATAATCTTTTCATTCAATTTAGTCTCAACCCACTTCAACAATTCTCTTGTGTGTGTGGCCGTGTTTGTAATTTTTTGACCTTCACGGACTTTGGTGTTATTGAATGTCTTAATGTATTCTCTGATTGTATCGTTACCAGAAATTCTACCAATAGACATAGAGTTTGTTTGTTTGAATGTTGCACCAATAGTGGACAGAATAGAAGTTATTTGTTTTGTTTCATCTTCTGTGAATGATGCAGTACCAGATGCATCAGTAAAATATGCATCACGGAACCAAACGTCTTTAGTTGGTGTTAAATTCTTAATGTCAATATTGAATGATGCCTTCATATCAGCAAATGTTTTACCTGTATATGAAGTATGAAATACAACACCCATTTGTGCAGCCTGCATCGTCTTTGCCAACTTAGAATCTGCCGGTACGGCATAGATTAGTGTGTTTGGTTGAAATGTAACATAGTCTTCACCATCAAGTGTCTTCTCCGACAAATCACCTTTTGCAAACATCATATCACCTTGCAATACACCTTTAATGCCAAGTTTTGGAAGATAGCGTAATGCAACTTTTAATTTTGCATTAAGACCTTCGCCTGGATGATTAGTGTCAATATCTGCATCAGTATAGTTTAACTTTGCATTGGCATTAAAGACACCTTTAGTACCAACAAAGAATTTACCATTATCGGGATTGATACCACAAAAGATTGCAGGCGAACCATCCCACTTTGTTGTGGTGTTTACTTTTGATGATGAATGACCAGCAAGCATATCTCTCAATGCCTGTAAAAAATTAATTGCATCACGACCACCTTGAACACCACGATTCAAAATTTCATCTTCAAGGTGTTCTAGGTGAAGGTTCGCACCTTCTTTTTTTGCTTCTGTTAAAAATTGTGTGAATTTCATATTAACTATACTTTATGAATATACTACTGTTCTTGGTTGCTGAAGATGCATATTGAAAAATATATGCACACAAATTATCCATTTTCTTTTCTTTTAATACTGTATAAACTAAATTTATTCCAATATACTTAGACATCCACCAAGTCTTATCTTTTCTATGTCCTGCTTTTGCTTGAACTGTCAAAGTTTCTACTTTTTCTTTTGAACCAGATAATTCTTTGAACATCATCGCAAATTTTTTGAAATCTGCATCCGTTGGTTTATCAATAGGTGTTTGTTGTGGTAATGTTAATTTTGCTTTTGGTACACCAACATCTATTGCACCTCCAAAAACAATACCACCACCAATTTTACCGCCTGCAGCTGCTTTACCTTTAATTTCACCTTGCCATGAAGATGGAACTGGTCGACTAGAAAAATTTCTCAATTGAACTTCACCAGCATTACCTTCTGCTTTATATTGTATGTAAATGTCTTTTGAATCAGTCATATTCATACCAAGTTTGACACCTGTATATTGAGCAACAAGTGGTTTGCCATTATTAAAAATTTTAGAATGTGGAGAATCTTTCGGTCCAATTTTTTTTAATGAAATTCCTATCATGTTAGTGTATGCAAATTCATCATAGACATAACGATTATATTCCGTTAAAGTTTTCCAACCAGTCTTAAATTTAAAAGTTTTTTTAATCATCCAAATGTCAGCAGGATTCCACTTATCATCACCTGTAATACCACTATCTTTTTTATGTTTACGCCACTCATTATAAATTGAATCGACTAATTTTCCACCACGATAAAATTTAAAGTTTTTACCAGTACTAGCACCAGGCACTTCCTTTGAGATTAAATTGGCAGTTAATACAACACTTCTAAACCAATTTTCATCTAATCCCGACATACATTGTTTTAAAGTTCTATCACAATCCGCATCAGAAATTGTTTTATCAGTAATTTGTGAAACATCCACTAAGTCTTTACCAAGATGTTGTCTTGTTGCACAAGCGTAGGCCTGTAAACTTTCTGCAAGAGCAGTTACTTCAGAACCTGCACCTGAAACTTTTCCTTCTGTATCTACATTAACTTTTGTTGGGATTTTCATCTTAAATACCTAAATTGTTTATTAGGTATTTATACTATCACGGTTACCGAATTATGTCAAGCACTTTCCCACTTGTCCATACTTCCTGTTCAGTCCTAATACGGTTTTCTGTTGTTAATGTGTCAAAACGATTGATGGCTTTCTTTCGCCACCATTCTATGATGTTGGATAGATGATGTTTTTCATAGTTTTCACCTGGAATCAACTTGTCTGCATCACCATTGACAAACTCTATCATGTTCTTAAATCCATAGTCTGAAATAAAGTATCGTTTCTGTTCATTCAGATTCTTGGCGTTCTCAATAGTAGCAGTAAACTTGGCTGCATCTGGTGTGCCTTTCAATGATACTTTGATAAGGTTGACCATTGCATTGGAGATTTTTAGTTTACGACTTGATGCATCTTGTGGTGCCAAATCTTCACCTGTAATGTTCTCAATATAGTTTTTGAGATTCGTATATGTGTCACCATGCAACATAGGCAAGAAGTCACTATCAGTTAAACCTTTGAAACGAATCAGAGGTTTCATACCATCATACTGTGATACTGCCTTAGAAGAACCATATAAACTGGTAGTTTCAAACAAACAAGTATTCATTTTATACTTGTCATCAAGCATCTTACGGACCTCATGTGTTGTACAGATTGCAGCCAGTAATTTACCACCAAGGTAATTAAAACCAAATGGTTGTGCAGGTACAATTGCAAAACCCATCGCAGCACATTGATTGAATCGTTGAGCACCACCTTCTTGTTGCGTGAATACTTGACCCAACATTTGATTACGAGGTTTACAATTAATAACAGGTGAACCAAGACGAATGAAACCAACCCACTTCTGAGTTTTCTTTTCAATAACTGCCAATCGTAAACAACGACCAGGAATACTTGTCATATTTGAATGTGAAGAAATCATACTCAAATATATTTCCCATCTGTCTTGTGCCAATTCTACAACTTCAAATTCCATATCAGCAGGCGACATTGTAAAATCAGAGAACAAGTCTTCTTCAGGTCCCATGCCAAAGAGTACAGGTGACCTCTCTGCCATTGATGCAAGTTTTTGTTCACGCATGTATTCATCAATACGACCAAACTTATCAAAGTAGTCTGAGAATACATTTGCACAATGAACGGCTTGTTCGTGTGTCAACTTCATACTTTTAATCCACCAAAGTCTTTTCTTCGTTCTCTGTTACCAAATGTGTTTAATGGTTTATCGGGAATGCCTGCATCAGCAATATCTTGTTGTGCAGATTCTTCAACATCATACAGTCTCATCTTTGCACGGTCAATACCAAGAACAAATCTCTTATACAAATTAGGGTCACCATAACGATTCTTCAATTGTTTAACAAGAATCTGATTCAAGGCTTCAAGTTCTTCATTACTTACTAACGCAAACATAAAGTCAGCAGTTGCAGGTAGACCAAAAGATTCTGAAGTATCTTCAAGACCTGGATCCGAGTTACTGAAACCACTACGAGTTGTTTGTGTTGCAGATACAACTGGTACACTAAACTCAACAGCAAGACCACGGAGTTCTTCTGCAATTGCTTTGATGTATGAGTAACTGTTTACGTTTGCTCCAGGTTTAATTCGTGCAGAACAACAAATGTTTAGATAATCAATAAAGATAATATCTGGTCTGAAGTTCTTCTTTAGAGCCAAGTCATTCAACAATGCACGGAAGTGGAGTACACTTGCACCAGCAGTTGGATATTCTTTAATGATTAACTTACCTTGTGTCTTGGATTTGAGTGCAGAGAATTTTCTTGTGTAATCTTCTTTACTGATTGTTCTCAATTCATCCAAATCAATATTTAGCAAGTTAGCATCAATACGTTCAGCAATCTTTTCTTCTGCCATCTCCATTGTGATATAGAGAACATTTTGCCCTTGCGACATATTGCCAGCAGCAACGTGACACATAAACAAAGACTTACCAACACCAGTGCCAGCAAGTGCAATGTTCAATGTCTTAATTGGAAGACCACCTTTTGTAATCTTGTTAAAGAGGTCGAGGTCGAAACGAATACGAGATTCTACTTTGTGATATGAATCGTAACGTGAATCATAGTCTTGTGTGTAATCGTGACCAATGTTGTTATCAAACGAGACACCAAGAGCATCACTTAGAAGTTGTGGGATTTCACCCTTAGTTCTTTTCTCACCCTTACTGTCCAAGATGGAAACAGATTCCATAATGGCATTGTAGATGGCCTTGTCTTGGCAAAACTTTTCAGTTTGTTCAATCAGCCATTGTGTTTCGGTTGGTTCATCTTTATCTGAATGTACTTTGTTTAGTAATTCGATTGCCTCTTGGACTTGAGGCTCAGTAAGAGTTTTCTTCTCTGTGAAATTGATTACAAGTGCCTCATGTGTTGGAGGATTCTTGTATTGGTTTATGAAGTCAAATATTTCTCTGAAGACTACCTTTTCGGTATTGTCTGAGAAATAATCTGGTCGAATGAATGGCAATACCTTGCGGATATATTCTTCATTATAAATCAAATTCTTGATTATCGTCTGTTCTAGTCTGTTCATTTGCCTGTGTCGCTAATATTGTAGTAAGTATGTCACCCATGATTGTATGCAAATTATCATCTTTTGTCAAGTCATCAATGTCATGTTCACCAGAATGAACAATCGTATATCCAAATTGCAACTTTGCAAAACCTTCTTCTTCAACAACTCTTGCCTTCTGATAGTGATATATTACTCCCTTGTATTTGTCCATCAGGAGTTCTATACCACTTATATCAGAATCTTTGAAGTCAAAGAAATGATAGTCAACACCTTCTTCAAGCATCTTCTGTTTCTTCCAAAACAGGAGTTTCTCCCATAATGTTCCCATATGCAATCTCATATTTTTGTTTAATGAATTCTTTGAACTTTGGATCCTTTAGAATAGAATCCATGAATTCAGCATTTGATGTATCAGCAATACGTTTCTTATCACCAATCTCACCAGTCTTCTGGTCTACCTTTGCATACCAACCATTGGTTGGTTTAACCACATGGCCGGATTCAATTGCAAGGTCAAGTAGACCACTATACTTACTAATACCACCATCAAAAGATACAGAAATAGGTATTTTAGATTTTTCTTTAACATAACGGGACTTTTCTACGTTGATAATGAAGTTGTAACCAACAATTTCGGTTCCATCTTTTTCTTGTTGACGACCAATAATATAAATGTTATCAGCAGAGTAATAAGAACCTGTACCACCACCAACGATATCTTTCGGGAACATTCCAATTTCTTTGTATGTGTGATTAACAACAATCATTGGAATGTCTTTGATGTTCAAGTGTGGAGTTACCATACGGAACAAACTCTTAACTTGTTTTGCACGACTCATATCTGCAACAGATTTACCTTCAAGTGCATCTTCAACTTCTTTCTTTGAAGCAAGATTACCAATTGAATCAAGTATGATGATTAGTTTGTCACCACGATTCACTTCTTGTAATTGTTGCATAATGTCAAACTTCAACTGTTCAATGTCAGTCAAAGGTGTATGCAATACTCTGTCCATATCTATCTCAAATGTTTCAAAGTATTTTACTGGTGTACCAAACTCTGAATCATAGAATAAAAGGACTGCCTCAGGGTATTTGTCCATATACGATTTCGCCATTAGCAAACTGAAGGCAGTTTTAAAATGTTTTGATGGGCCTGCCCACATAGTAAGACCTGGAATAAGGCCGCCATCAAGTTTTCCAGAAAGTGCCACGTTAATCATTGGCACACCTGTTGTAACCATATCTTTCTCTGTAAAGAATTTAGACTTAGATAGAATCGCACTATCTTTAATCGTTGAATTCTTTTTAATCTTATCAAGTAAACTCATTTAAAATCTCCATCTATTTTGGTAATGTCTGTCTTCGGTATAACTTCGTTTTTATCATCTGCAAAGAATGATTCTAAACTATTTGCTGTACTATTGTCAAGTGTTTTCTTTTTCTTTGCCTTCTTCACAGGCTCAATTTCTGTTGGTGTTTTTAATCTTTGGTACGTTTGATTTGATGCTATCAACAATAGAATTGCCAATGGGTCAAATACAATAATGATTAATAAAATTACCAACCTGACCGCTTTGTCAAGGATGTCAACATCAACCGCTTGATTGTAGAGTAATGCGGCAATATATTTGATTGGCCCAACATCCGCTTCGACCTTTTTAAGTTCATTAGAAAGAGGCGCACGTTCCTCGGAGTACTTAGCAATGGTGGTCTGCGACTGTTGAATCTCTTGGAGTATTCTACTACGCTCTTTCTGTTGGGAGCGGCGTATTGCTTGCGCTTTATCCGAACCTTTTTCGTCTGTTGTGCGACCCATCGTTTGGTCCACAATCTCATCATATTGTTTGAGAATCTTACGGTTCGCATCTATATTTTCCTTCTCAGTTTTAATTTTCTCATCTAAAATTGAAATCTTATTTACAAGTGGTGCATTATCGGATGAATGTTCTAAGTGTGCCTTTGATAAGAAACCAAAAATACCCATTGATGTAATCAACATCAGAAGAATAATGGCACCTAAAAAATAGTAACGCATTATCCGCACAGTAACATTCCAATTGTTATATAGCCAAGATACTGTTACCAATTTTGATGCTTCAAGAACCGAACCCATAATGATAATTGGCCAGTATGAACCTGGAAATATCTGTGCGAGTCCGATGACTGAATAATAGGCCGCAATGGCTGATAATCCAATCGCAGTTAAAAAGGGTAACAGTACTTGTATCATGGGTTCCTCTTAGAATGTGGAACATCAAACACAAAAGTAATTCTTGTACAATCTCCTACGTTCTTTGTTCCGTGCATTAGTTTATTATTAAACCAGAGTAAAGTACCTGGTTCTACTGTAACTGTTTCACCACCAACAGTATAATCATAACGACCTTGAATTGATAAATGATATCTATCTTTGGTTTGATAGTACGACCCAATATCAATGTGTTGACCTACTTCACCACCTTTTTCTAATGATAGAAAACCACATCTACAGAAACTATGAAAGTGTCTTCTCAAAAATCCAATTACTTCTGTATGTCTATCATATGCTGGTGTTGCAATATTAATTTCACTATCACCAACAAAATCTTCCGCTTTAGTAACAGCACCAATAACTAATTGCATAACACCAGCAGGCAGATACATGAAGCCTCTGTCTAACAGAGACTCAACACCTTCAATCTTATTCTGTGAACCCCAATCTTCAGGATACTTTTCCAACTGTCTCATTATTTTTGAGACATTAATTCCTGTTTTGATGATACGAATATTATCCAAAGAAACTCTCCAATGAATTACGTTTCTCAGTTGACCAATTCATACAATCTAAAATCACTTTGATAGGTTCAAGGAACGCCTTGTCAAATTGCATATCATAATCAACATACGGTTGCAATTCAAACTCTTTTGGTAATCTACTTGGGAAAGAGATGACCATATCTTTGAATGGATTAGGTTGTTTTAGATAGGTGAATTTAAGTTTCTCACCTTCTTGGATAAGAGGGTAAGTCTTTGTTAAATTCTTCTGTTTCAAATAGTGATTGTAAAGAATTGCACCCTTAACATGAATTGGTGTGCCTTTTTTATACAGAGTAACAGAATCAGAATATTCTTTCAGACCATTCAGACCACGGGGGAATGAAATGTCTTCGGGTGGTAACTTCTTAAACTCTTGTCTAAAGTCCTCAATAAAAGTATGAATGTCTTCTTCTGTACCATTAATCATAATCTTAATTGATTGTTTCATCTTCTCACGGATAGCCGCAGGTGTAGATGACTTAATCATTTCAAGACCCATAACTTTCATTTGAGGTTCTTTATATGCAACACCTTCATTGTTGTACACGTTCAGAATGTATCGTTTCTTGGCAGTCCAAATACCTTTGTTAGCCAATGCCTCACGTTTCATTTGCATTTTCTGGTCATATGCATGAACATACGAAGCAAGTTCCTGATAACTCTGGTCGATATAAGGTTGGATTTTATCTTCACAGACACGGTCCATGAAGGCGATAATCTGATTAATATCTGTCTTCTCAGAATACACTTTGTTAACAAGTGGACCAAGCCGGAGATAAATCGAATCTGTGTCTGAGGCGATAACATAATCTTCATCTGTCTTTAATAATTTATTCAGATAGTCATTAAGTTTCTTTTCAATCCACCGAATAGATAACTGCCCTGCAAGTGTAACTGCCAACGCCATTCTCAAATCATAGAATCGGAAATATTGTGAACCTAATGCACCATATGCCGAATTCAAAGAAACTTTCTTTGCTAATTGTAGATTGTCATAACGAGCAATCTTGTTTTTTAATTCTTTCTTTTTGTTCAGGTCAGTTTCGACTTCATAGTCTTTCTTGGCCTGAATCATCATCTTCTTAAACTTAGAACGGTCAACATACATCTCTTCCAACATCTTTGGTAAGAAACCTTGTTTGTCGGTGCGGAAGAATTGACCGTTTGGTGTAATTGTTACGTTTGATAGTTTGGAAGTATCAATCTCTTTGTCTAACATTTTATCTACAGTAACACTACTCATAATTACTTCACGCATTTCTGGTGTGTAATCTGTTGTTTCAACCAATGTCTCTGGTGAGATATTGTATTGCATCATCAAGTGTGGGTACAGACTGTTCAAGTCAAAACTAGCCACATAATTATGTAGTCCAACCTGTGGAACTTTAACATATGCACCTTCAAATGCCGATGATTTATGTTTTTCTTCTTTTGGTGGTATGATGATGTTCTTCTCTAACAGATAGTTATAGATTAGAGCATCCCACATACGAGTTTGTGCAAAGATATCTTCATAGTTTGTTTTCGTATCATATGCCAAAGTCAAACCAAGTTCAATCAGTTTTAGTTTTGCTTCAAGTTTGAAAACCAACACAACGTCTTTGATGTTGTACTCAATAAACTTTTGATGGTTCAATCGGTACAATGCATGTAAGTTATCATACTCATCATATGAAATTTTACCTTCACCAAGTTCTACTTGTGCAATAGCATCAAGTCTATATGACTCTTGTGACTTACCACCTGGCGCATACCATCTGTACAACTCAAGGTAATCTAGTGTAGATACACCAACGAATTCATATGCAGTCAACTCTCGGTTGTTTACAATAGCTTTGCGACTACTAATGAAGTTCCACGGTGATAGTTTTCGTGTATCATCTTCACCTAGAATTTTATTGAAACGATTTACAAGATACGGAATATCAAAGAACTTAATGTTCCAACCTGAAATTACATCAGGGCAGTTCTCTTCCCAGAATCGTAGAAACTTTTTACATAATTGAAACTCATCATCACACTTAACATAAGTTACATCGGTGGTGTCATTCTCTTTGTCAAGGTTCTTATCATAATCACCACAACCAAACACAATTGTTTGACCATTGAGATACTTAATACAAATTGCGGTGATAGGTTCATTCGCAAGATATGGGTCAGGGAAACCATTCTCAGAACCAACCTCAATATCTATTATTGCAATAGATAAATCTTCAATCTTCCAGTCAACCATACCTTTTTGTTCATCAGCGATAAACGCATAGGCATAACTGTTGTTACCATAGATTTTGAAATTCTCAACACCATCGTAACGCTTGACAAAATCTCTAGCCTCACGGATAGATTCAAACTTCATTGGTTCAAGGTGTTCACCATCTAATGATGTGAACTTGGTCTGTTTTTTCGAAGGCAAAAACAAAGTCGGCGTGTAAGCAATCTTGTACTTAACACGCCGGCCTTCTTTTACTCCACGATAAAGAATATTGTTGCCAACAGAGGCAACATTTGTGTAATATTTCATTCAGTCATTATATCAGAATTTCGGAATAGAAGAGGCAATTTGAATACCACTGCCAAAGACTTGATTGTATTGATTAGTCAACTCAGTCATTGGTGTTGTAGTGCATTGAATATTATCTTTAGGCAATGTAATACCTGTTTTAAATTCTTCTGCAAATTCCAAGAAAGGAGAAAACCCCATCATCGGGCCTTCTTTAGTTGGTTGTACGATAACCTGTACTGGTTGTTTTAGTGTGATATGCGTATCAGTTTCACTTACAACATCACCGATTAAAGTCTGGTTCGTTTTGAAAGTTATTAGTTTTATCGTCATAGTATTTAATTTCTATAATAGATTTGTCGGGTTGTTTAATAGAAAATGCAGTTGCTTCTGTAAAAGTTTCAAACTCTTTAGAAGCAACAGCACTTGAATTGTTGAAGTAATAAGTTACTCTATACATTTACTTTCATATCTCCAGATAGAACACCGATAGTAACCCATCGTTTAGGGAAGAGCATCTCCCTTCCACGATAGTCATTCATATCAGCAGTTGGGTCTTGCATCCAACCAAGAACCTCCACCATGCCATCAAAGTCCCTCAAGTAGAGGTCATAACGGTCTGCTCTAGGCAAACGATTGTCGATAGCAAGTTTCTTGGCAATTTCACGAATATTCATATTCTCTTTCATATTAAAAACAAATTGTATTATATCAGATTTTGGTGTCGAGCGCAATAGTTTTACAGGTAAACTTGCTGAAGTCTGGTTTCTTCCAACCTTCTGGCTTCAAAACTTTACCATCAGCACGTTTGATAACTTTGCCTGTAACTTCATCAATCTTGGCAAGGTTACTTCTTGCGCCTTCGTCCCATGCACCTTCAACATCATAACCTTTTGATAACATATAACCAATAATCACCCACATCATATCAAAGCAGGCATCTAAAGTTTCAACATCATCTTTTTGATTTCTTGCAACAATATACTCATTGTATTCTTCATTGATTAAACGATGATATAATTGTGCTTGTTCTTCGTTGTTTGT